TGGTCGCTTATTGCAGTTATACCGAGTTTGTTTAAGTTTTGTTTAATAGTGTCTAAGTTCATTTTGTCTCCTATATCTTTTTATAATAAATCCATTGTTTGATAATCTGCGAAATTGAATATCTCACTGAATCATATGTATCTATATCGCACGTTTTGCCGTCGTCAAGTGGTATATCTTCCTCAGCTTTTGAGTCGTAAATAAGCCCCGATAAACTGTCAATTACTATCTGACAATGATTCATTATTTTGATTTTGTCTAAGTTCAGACAAGTATTCAAATACATACACCATTCAGACAAAGATATTGATTTATCTACAAATACAACTTTTGATGTATCTCCGATGTCTTTGCCGAGCTGCGTTGTCAGTGCTTTCATATTATGGTCTGTAAAAGAGCAAGTCGGATATATTCCGTATTTTTTAAAAGCGTTCATAAAAAATTCTTTATGTTCTTTTGAAATCTGATTGCTATCAATCGGCTTTCCTTTTTCAATGACTTTGTGTGATTCAAGTATATGTATTTCAGGTTCGTTTTTTTCATTAAGGCATAGTCCGGATAATACAAAGACTGTCTTACTTTTATTCCCGCCAAAATCCACACCGACAAATAAAGCGGTATATTTTTTAGCAGGTTTATCTATAATCCATCGTTTCGGATTGTTAGCAAATTGAGTGAATACGCCGCCCTCAGCGTTTGTCCTTAATCCGAGTATATCTCTTTTATACCAGATAGATGTTTTATCGTATGTATTTAATATAGTCTTAATTTGTTCATTACTTAAAGACATATTATAAAATATATTAGTCTGCAAATAATTAAATCCGTAATCTTTATTCTCTTTTTGTTTCTGTTCGTGAAAGTTAATTACTTCTTCATAATACCAATGCTTCGGAGCCTTTGGATTTAAATCGTGGAATATCTTACGAGCCGAACTGCTCATTGTTCGGTCAAATGTTTCTTTGATAAATTCCTGACAGCATAAATTCGCCTCAGTAATAAGAACTGCTCCGTATGTATTACCTTGTATAAGTTTTTCGTCGCCTTTTTTCCCGCCGCCAGATATAAGTATTATTTTCTCGCCTTTACGGGTATATACTCTTAAACAATCTCTATCTTTATATTTGCCCTCTTTACATCTGCCTCTAAAATAGTGAGTTAATCCTAACCCGTTTGAATCAATTATATTTAACTTAGCCGACGCTACCGAATAACCACCTGCCAAGAAAAGATTATCTTCGTGAGAATCAACACAAATTCCAAAAGCCTGAGTATTGACTATATTTTTACTTCCACGCTTACCGCCCTCTATTACGTTAAACCAGCTATCCAAACTCTTTATTATATAATCGGCTTGTTCGTGTGTAAACGGAGCGAGGCTACTCATTTTCTATATCCTCAGCCGTTCTTTTGGCTACGGGATTTCTCAATATTTCTACTACGTCTGGTATCTTTGAAAAGTCCTCGTTCTTGATTATAACTTCGCTGACCTTTCCAAACTCATTACGTTTCTTCTTCTCTAAAAGCCATTTTGCCACGTCTGGGTCGTGGAGGTTTTTAGCAATCGTTGCTCTCGCTTTTAGCACTGGTTTTTGCTTTAAAACCTCTCTTCTTTCTGTAAACTCGGGATTTTCATGACAATAACGATATAGTGTTCTTACGTTAATATCTGCAAAACAAGCCGCCTCTTCGTCAGTACAACCAATAGCATAAGCCTGTTCTAATTTTGTCAGAGTTTCATCATCTATTACTTTTGGTCTGCCTGCTAATCTTTGTTGCTCATTCATCTTAATTTCCTATATACAAAAGTTGTCGTTATTCTTTTGTTAGATAATGTTTTATTTAGCGACTTAGCTACATTAGAATTTCCACTATTTCTAATATTTCTAGTATTTCTAGTATTTCTAGTACAAACCCAATTTTTATCAAAACTTAAAGATTTAATTAGTGCTGGTTGACTAGTCGTTATCGCAAATGGATAATTTATTATATTTGCTATATAATTTAAAAATATTTTTCCTAATCCTATTCCCTGATAATCAGGTAATATTACCAATCTATGAACTTTTTTATAACATTTTATTGGATGTGGAAAATGGATTATTCCCATAAAACCTGCCAACTTATTATTTACTGTTAAACAAAAATTTTTACTACTCATACTTAATTCTGAATTCAAATAATGATATTTTCTAAATGTTTCCCATATTGTTCGGTTACATTCATATATATCAATTTTGATATTGGGTCTTTTTTTTTTACAAATTCAAACTTCATATTATTTGTACAAAAAACCCAATCTGGTTCTAACCAATCTATTATATCGTCGTGACAACTCACAGCAATAAATTTTTTATTTTTATTTCTTACTGATTTTTGAATTGCATAACTTCCTATTTTTGCAACTTCTCTATTGATAACACTACTATATTCATCAAATATTATTATATCTTTTTCTTGTAATAAACAATTGGCTAAATCAACTCTCATTTTTTCGCCATTACTTAAAACATTATATGGTTTTAACCAACTCATTGGGCTGCTAAAACCAACGCTATTAAACATTTTAATAATTTCTTTTAAAGTTTTATTTTTAGGCATATCGTCTATTATAGAATTTTCATTGTAATTAAAATTATTAAAATAATTGCCAAATAATTGTTTTGCTATAGTAGATTTTCCAGTCCCGCTATTTCCATATATTATACCAATATTCCAATCTTTATTTTCTATATCTATACTACCTGAAAAATGTTCTTTAATATGTTCATTTTGTAAATCAAAAATTCCAATAATACTTGAAACTCTAAAAGATTTTTTATCAGCTTTATTTTCTTTTATAATGTCAAAATTCGGCATTTTATACCTTCCGCTTGTAATTTTTCAAATAATTTTTGTTGTTTTTCTTCGTTTTCACATTCACAAACTACTTCATAACTTTCTTTTATTTCTATTTCTTTTAACTCTGTTTTTATATTTTCATTGTTTATTTCTATACCCATTTTTTTGATTTCTATTTCTTCAAAATCCATAAATAATAATTCCATATCAAATTTTGAAGTATCAGAAGATGAATTATCCATAACCGCCAATTTTTTACGTTTTATATCAGTTGTTTTTAAATCGGTTCTTTTTACAACAATCAAAGTATTTCCATCTGTTTCAATTACTTTTATCGGAGTTTTTGAATCTAATTGACTCACTACCCCATTACCTGCAATTATTTCATTATCATTATCAATTACGATACTTCTTCCAAATCCAAATTCATTGATAGATTTTTTAATCAAAGCTAAATTATCATCATTATGTTTTCGATAATTTTTAGTATCTTTTTTTAATTCTGAAATTTTCATTTAATATATCTCCAATAATCCTGCGTTTTCGAACTCTAAAATGTTTCGTTCTTCACTCTTGAAATCGTGTAATGATACATAGCCCTCTGCGTTTGGAAAGCTGCCTGTCTTATTAAAATCAAACCCAAATAATGCTATCTCTTTAGCCTTACTTGATAAACATAGGTCTATTGCCATATAACCAGTTGATGGTTGTAATTCACCCTGACATAGTCTTTTACGGTCAACCCACATTATTGTTTTACACGGGTTATTGTAAAATCTGCTTCTATTTAATCTAAATTTTGGTCTTAGCAAATTATACTCATTGTCTTTTAATGTTACTGCCAACATATGAACATCTACTTTTGTCCCTTGACTTTCGGGATTTTTAATAAATCCTTTGTTAAAACGAATGACTACATCATAAGAATCTATTAAAGCCCCGTTTTGTTTGTCAAATATGCTTGAAGCATTGCCAACTATGGCAACTCTTTTATTTTTTATAAACTCTTTTATTTCGGGGATATTTATATATTCATTTTCTATGTTCGGTATTTCATTAAAATTTTTATGACCACCAACATAATGTAATATATATGCCTCATTTTCAGAGATTGGATTTTCATATTCTCTGTTATGGCAATAATTGTATTTTTGGTCTATAAATTTAATCTTTTTATTGTGTGCGCCGTTTATTAATGTTTCGTCGTGACACCATAAAGAAACATTATAATTCTGATATGATAAGCATTTTTGCGTAAAATTATCTTCACGTAAAGTTTTCAAATTCATTAACATCATACCAGTTAAAGCATATCTATCAATTCCTAATTCTTTCGCTTGTTTTTTGCCGTATGTGTGGCTTTCGCAGGCGGATATATATTCGCAGCCCATTTCATAAAGAGTTTTAAGCGGTTTTTGGCAAATTATATCCCCGTCTAAATAAAGGCATTTTTCAAATGGTAGTATTTCGGGCAAAAATAATCTTAAATAACTTGCCTTTGTAATTCTGTCATTTGCAGTTCTTTGTTTAAATGTATATTTTGACAAATCAAATCTGAAATTTGTATATTGCTTGAAATCTGGTAATTCTATTTCTGAAACTATAATAATATTTGCTTTCGGATTAAATTTTAAAATACTATCTATTGATTTTTTGGTTATTTGAACATATCTATTATCAATACAATAAACAATATTCATTGATATACCTCAT